TCAAACATGGTCAAATATTTAGAAGGCGGCGGCTGGAAGTATGTGCCAGTCTCTGCACTGCCTGCTAAAGTTTTCCAAGTTTTGGGGTCATATACAGTGGAAATGGTTGTTGCTGGAGCATCATCTTTGACAACTGTTTTTGTCCTGCCGGTTTTCCTGGTTGACGGGGAATTCATGCAGAGTTATTCGATTCAATACCCAATGGAGCAGATTCAATGATCGGACAATTCCCGCTTTGGCTAATTCTTGGCGTGGCGTTTTTGCGAAGAAAATATTCGACCGGAATTGAAAAAATCGACTATGGAAGAACTACCAGAACAATAGACCTAATACGGAGATCAATAACCCTAATTCCAAAAACAAAAATCGAACGATGGTTGCTTATCAAAATACTCGTGAAACTCGATCAAGAGCAAGAAGCGCTAGAAACACTACAAAAACTAAACGTGACACATATCGGAGTGATTTGAAATGAATACAAAAACAGAGACAGAAATGGCAGATCCGTGGGAAATTGCAGATAATGCAAAACCGAGAGATTTCGAATATTACGGAAAAGTAATGGCTGATGTATGGTTTGGATTCTTCCCTGGCGGTGGAGCAAAACCAATCCCATTTGACCCCCAGCAACACCCGGAAGATAAGCGCTCAGTGATGATTGATATTCAGATCATCCCCGTGCCAGAGCAAAACGTTACCTTTGACATCCGGCAAAACTACACTGATTTCAGTCTGGATTGGACAAAAGTAACACTCCCATCCATCAAAGCGTTAGGTGTTGATGGCTTGCGGGCTTTGAATGGTCGCTTCGTACGTGTAGTCCAAGTGGACGGTAAGCGGGAGAAGAAAGACGACAGTGGCAACAAAACCGGTGAGTTTTACAAAACCTTCAAGTTCCTGGCCGTCTATGAGACCGAAGAAGAATGTCAACAGGCGTACAGCGGGACCCCCCCTCATACTGAGCCACAACCGATAAACGGCAACGGAAACAATGAAAAAGATACCGCGCTGAAATTTGCAAAGGTTGTGGTGGAAAACAAAGTAAGAGCTACTAAAGACATTCAGGAAGCTATTAACTCAGTATCAGAGGCGATTGCCGGAATGCCAATGATCAATAAATATTTTACTGCCGACAGCCCGGAAATCCTGAATCTTATCCAGGAGGCAGTGAAATGATTACTGACTATCTCACAGAACAATTGGAAGCGTCAAAGCTTTTTGAGGATAACTTGATCCTTACATATGTTCCTGAAGCTGAATTTATGTCTCACGAAGAAGCATTAGCATTGGCAATTGAACGAGATCGAGAAGCAGCAAAAGAAATGATTGACGGTATTAAGGCAAATGATGCTACAAAAATTACCCGGATTATGAGAGAGCTTGGATTTTAGAACGTTAACAACCGAATAGCAAGACCTGGCGGTGTCTCTATATATCGGCCTGATCGGGTAGCTCCCGGGAGTGGGAAGTGAGCCGAGCCGCAGAATATGTTATCAAGTTCGAAAACCGTGATGAGGTCACGGAAACCTTTGAGGATAGCCCGCGAGGGCGTAGGACTTGAGACATAGCTGCGCCGTACGAGTTTATACGGCGGTGCGGCCAATTGAATAGCGCCCTATGATTGTCTGTTTAAACAAAACCATAGAGCGCACTACAATCTTCTTCTCCTTGATACGGGGCTTGGTTGGGAAACTGATCAAGCCCCCAAAGGTCAAATAACTATGATAACTGCGACAATGATAGATTCCAGAGAACCAGATTGGGTAAAAAACCTAAAATTTGGGGGCGTCCCGGTAACAATTCAAACACTTGATGCCGGTGATTTTTGGATAGTGACTGACGATAACAAAATGCTGGTCATTGAGCGCAAAACCCCTGGCGATTTCTTGAATACGCTGAAAGAAGATCGGCTTTTTGTTCAAATGGCCGGGTTGCAGGAATTACGTAAACAGGGTTATTGGCCTTATCTGATGATTACTGGTGATTTTCAGCGCGGCGCAAACAACCATGTGATTACAGATCGCGAAACTGGTTGGTCATGGTCTGCAATTCAGGGAGCGGTGCTCAGTATCCAGGAGATGGGAATTTTCGTAACCCATTGCGCCGGGGATACAGATTTAGAAGCTGCAATCATCCGACTTACTGACCGATCCAGAGAACCAAAAATGATTTTACCTCCGGCGAGAATCGGTAAGGTTCTCGGCATTCAAGCTGGTTTTCTTTGCGGCCTTCCGGGCATCGGGCCGGAAAAAGTGGGGGATATTTTGGACTATTGCGGCAATCCTGCTTGGGCTTTAGTTGCACTAACAGATAACACATCACAGATACCTGGCATTGGTCAGGGGATAAAAAACAATGTCCGGTTTGCTCTTGGTTTGAAAGACGATGAACAAATGGGAATCATCCTCGATGAAGAAAAAGAGGTTTTAACAATCTTACCTAAAGGAGAGCAATAAAAATGGAAACACAGGAAAAGTATTTGGCAGTAGTTGAAGAAAAGCGGGATTTGACGCCTGCTATTTGGGCAATGATCAAAGATATGTCGCCTGTAATGCACAACAGCCGGTTGTTTGGCGTCGTAAGTGTTGAGCAGGCTACCGCAATCATGATTAAGGGTTATGAAGTTGGCTTTGGCTTTGCCGCAAGTTTTGATCTTATTCAGGTCATTCAGGGCAAACCCGGCGTTTCTCCTCGCGGCTGTATGGCATTGATTCTCAATAGTCCAAAAATCAAAAATGTTGAAGTCAATCGCATGACAGATAAAACCGGAGCATTTGAGGGTTATTCCTGCACTATGACCCGTGATAACGGATTTACATTTACCGCTCAATTTACACTTGAGGATGCCAAACGTGCCGGGTTGATCAAACCTGATTCCGGCTGGGAAAAATACCCGGAAAATATGTGCCAATGGCGGGCAATTGGCTTTTGTGCCGATGTGGTTGCCCCGGATATTACATCCGGCCTGACAAATATCTTGAAAATGCCTGAGCAATTTGACCTTGGCATTGATGACATCGGTAACTTTGTAGATGTAAAAGCATCTAACCCCCCCCAACATACTGAGCAATCAAAAGAAATCACCCTTGCTGATCTTGTAAATCAATTTAGTCCAGAAAAAGTTATGGAAGCCAACAGCGGCGCAATTCCTGGAACGCAGGAAGAAATCAATGCAGTATTTGAAAAATTGGTAGGTAGCAATGAATGAGCTTCAGCATCTATCTTACAGTTCCATAACTTCTTATCTTGATTGCCCCGAAAACTGGCGAAGAAAATATATTGCCAAAGAACCTACTCAATCAAGTCCAGCCTTGGTTTTTGGTAGTGCGTTCCATAGCACCATCGAAAAACTGGTTTGCGAACCGGAAGCCGAAGTGCTCAGTATATGGGGGGGAGAGTGGAATAAGGCTATCGAGAAACAACAAATCTTTTGGGGAACAGATACTCCGGAAGCCATTTGCAATGATGGTGTAAGAATGTTTTCCAGCCCCTCAATACTGAGCGAGATAAAAAAGATCAAGCCTGGCACAGATGAGCAAGGTCCAAAAATAGAACGCAAAGTGGAACTAAAAGTACCTGGCGTACCAATTCCGGTTATCGGGTATATAGACATTATTTTATCCGATGGCACCCCAGCAGATTTTAAAACGGCTTCCCGGTCATGGTCTGATAACCAAGCGCAGGAATCATTGCAGAGTTTGTTTTATTTGGCAGCCCTGAATCAGGCCGGAGAGAAAATCAACTGGAAATTTGCCCATTTGATTTTTGTCAAAACAAAAGAACCAAAATTCCAGAGAATTGAACATTCTCACAAACCCGGAGAGTTGTTTTTCTTGTTTGACCTGATTGGCCGCGTTTGGGATGGAATCCAGAAGGAAGTATTCCCGATGAACCCATCCACCTGGAAATGTGATTCAAAATATTGCGATTTTTACGCTAACTGTAGGGGGAAATATGCCTGAACCAAAATTTGAAAGTATCGGAGAACTTATTGCCGCAAACACCAGGTTGAAGGATGAAGCGCTCGGTTGGCACGCAAGGGCAGCAAAACTGGAAGAAGAAAAGAAAGAACTCGAAATAGAAATTGCATCCCTGAAAGATCAGATTAAGAAATTGGCAATCGAAAACGTAAAGCTACTCAACAAGCCGCCAAAGAATAAAGCGAGGCAATATGCAACAGATGATATTCCAGACAACGAACCGCTGCAAGATCACATCAGAAAACGGGATGTTAGTCCTCACCAGTCCCTACATTCCGCAACTGGTTGAAGCTGTCAAAAGCCTCCCCTATACTGAGCGGCGGTATGATGGCAAACAGAAAATCTGGTTAGTCGATCCAAAACACAGCGACAAACTGATTGCCTGGATCAAAGTGTACGCAGGGGAGGTGGTGAGCCTCCCCAAAGTATCTAAACCATCAAATGATCCAGTTATAAAACTTTTGGAAGTTAAATACATTGGCGCCTGCAAAAATCGTGATGATGGATCATCTTCGGCGTTTGGTTTGGTCGGAAAAGATTGGTCAGTAATATTTCCAGAAAAAGTTTTAAGAACGTGGTTTGATGCAGGTGATCAAGAACCATCCGAAACACAGACATTGTACCAAGTGCTTGGCATCGGAAAACTAGCAACGCCTGATGAAATTAAAACTGCATTTCGGAGAATGGCGTTGCAATGGCATCCAGATGTTTCGAAAGAACCAAATACTGCTGAAATTTTTATCAGGATCAAAGAAGCTTCGGACATACTGAGCGACACGAACAAACGAGCGAGATATGATGCTGGTCTCGCACTCCAAAAAGCTTACGAAAAACAACAGAAGAAATTAGATCAAATTTTTCAGTTTTTACAACAAAGTTATCGTTCTCCTCTCCGTTGTGGGGCAATTATGCTGGAAGGGATAGAAAAACTCGGCCGGATTGAAGCCGCCAAGATTTTAGCCTGGGAAGATATCACAAGAAACGGAAAAGTTTTAGTTACCAGCTGGCCGGCCGGAGCAAAAGAACCAGTTGAGGCATGGGTATGAATAATTTACTTGGTAAAACTGTTAAAAATATCATAACCGGAGAAATCGGGATTGTTCGTGGTGTAAAAGCATTGGATATAAACGGTAAACCTGGCGTATTTGTGGAAGTACCTGTTATTACACCGCGTGGTGGAACGCATCCGTTAATGAATCGTGTCTGGCGGATAGATGAAATTGTGGAGGTGGAGGGATGATTGAAATTAGCGTTGAAGATTTTGAGAACAAATATGTAAGCAGGTCTGCGTATGATGCCCTGCTCGCCCGCGCCGAAGCTGCTGAGGCGAGGGTTGCGGAGCTAGAAGCTGCTACCAGGTGGATACCAGTAACGGAACGGCTGCCAAAGGAAAAACAAAACGTGCTTGGGCTGGATAGAACAGGCACCGCATATCACTGGGAGTACTCGAAATCACTTGTAAATATATTTACGGCAGACTTTACCCATTGGATGCCACTACCTGAACCGCCGAAAGAGGAGGTGGAGGGATGAGTGAGTTTGACGAAGAACTACGCAAACTTGCTAAAACACGCCCTGCGGATGTCAGCGCAATTGGGGTGGCTCGGCTTGTAAAACATATCGAGGAACAGGAAGCCCGCGCCGAGGCTGCGGAGCGGCGCATCGTGAAACTTGAAATAGCGTTGCGTAAAATTGCCGACCAGGTAGATAGAAAATACGGCCCGCTGCCAACTAGCGGAGCAAAAAGACTGGCGCTTGAGGCGCTGAAAGAGGAGGTGGAGGGATGAGCGAAACACTGCCTAGCAACAACGAATTACTTATAGATTGTAAATGGTTTGCAGACCGACATAGAGGAAAAAATAAATTGTCTGGGCCGCACTGGTCAACAATAATTCGGTTTCCAAAACTATATGATGAAGCCGTGAGATTGCAGCAGAGAGTTGACACGTTAGAAAAGTATATTGCTGATTATATGGAGGAAGAATGCAAGACAATAAGCTAATTGTCACCCATCCAGATGGAAGTCAAACTATTGTAAAAAATCCATTTGCGCCTATTAAAGCAGTTTATGCAGCATTGGCCGAAAATCCAGAAGCGATACCGGAATTGTCGGATGAGTCACGAGCGGAAATCTTGGGGTTCATAGAACTGGAAAAAAGAAAAACGCTTAAAGAGCAGGAAGAAAAAGAAAAAGAAACGCGAGAATACGGAATGGTTATGAACCGTCATGAGAGACGGAAGCAAGCCGCAATTGCGAGGAGAAAATGAGCACAAAATTGCCGGAAGGATTAACATGCGGAGATTGTTTTCATATTCGGCGTTGTCAGTTCCTGATCCAACAGTCTCCAACTGAAAAGCGCTGTGACTTCGATCCTTCGCGGTTTATCTATTTTGATGGCGACGATGAGGGGATTGTGTATCCGATGCAAGCAAAATCAGAGGAGGTGGAGGAATGAGTGAAAATGAAGCAGAAGTTAAGAAGCTACTTGAACGGGCGTTACTGGCAGAACGCCGGATTGTCGAATTGGAAATAGCGTTGCAGAAAATTGCCGATCAAACTGGCAAGTACGGCACGATGTCTGCGGATGGCGCGAGGAGGTTGGCGTTTGAGGCGCTGAAAGAGGAGGTGGAGGGATGAATAATCAATTAGTGCCGGGCTCACTTAGAGTCATGGCAATGAAAGATAAAAAATCCATTGCGGAAAGTTTTATAAATGCTGATGTGATTTGTCTTATAGACGTTTCCGGATCAATGGATACCAATGACTCCAGGAATAATCTATCTCGATATGAAGTAGCTTGTCAGGAATTAACTTATTTGCAAAAAAATCTTCCGGGAAAAATCGCCGTTATTGGCTTCTCAGATGATACAGAATTTTACCCCGGAGGTATTCCAAAATTGCAAGGTGGTGGCACTGATATGGCAAAAGCGTTGCGGTTCATCAAAATTGCCGATTTGCCCGGAATTAAGTTTATCTTAATTTCTGACGGCGAACCCAACGAAATTGAAGTGACACTTCAAATTGCGGCAACATTTACGAACAAAATTGACGTGATTTATGTCGGCCCGGAAAGTAATCCACGTGGCAGAGATTTTTTGCAAAAACTAGCTGTTGCTACTGGTGGAAAATCTGTAACTGCTGATCGAGCAAAAGAATTGTCAGCCGGTGTAATGAAATTGATTAGTAGTAACTCAGTATGAGGGGGGTATGACTAGACCATTAATTCCTGATGCTGAAGTCAGGAGAATTTTTAATGAAACTGAGATAAACGGTATGACAAAAAAACAATTTTTAGATCTCTTTTTTATTTTGCCAAAGAGTAGACCAGGAGAACATTATTTATCCCGGCTTGAAAATTTGGGTTTGCTTCTTAGTGAAGACGATAACGGATTACTTTACAAGGTAAAAAACGATGATAATTCCTGATTTCGAAATTCGGCAATGGGCGCAAAACGGGGGCTTGAGCCCCTTTGATACTGAGTGTATTAATCCTGCAAGTATTGATCTCCGCTGGTCTGGCAATGTAAAGATTGCGATGGAAAACGGTTGGCATGATATTGGTAATGTGCCAGAAAAAATATTTTATCCAGGCGCGCTTTATCTTCTTGATACATTGGAATATATAAAAATTCCTCCATGCTGGGCTGGTGAACTTATGTTGAAATCCTCTTTGGGCCGGCAGGGATTGGAACATCTTCATGCCGGTTGGTTTGATCCAGGTTTTGAAGGAACAGGAACGCTTGAAATAAAAAACATGGCGCCTTGGCCGATTGCTTTGAAAAAGGGCCAAAAGATTGTTTAAATGGCATTTCACGAATTAAAAGCGTTGCCGGAAAAATCCTACCAAGTTACAGGCAGGTATAACGGGCAACGGGGACCTACAGAAGCAAAGGAGAATAAAAAGTAAATGCTTCCGAATCAACAACAACAAAATAGAAAAAATACGCTTGCTGATTATGCGGCATGGTTAAAACATTTCGGATACAACTTCAAACTTAACGAAATTACCGATCAAATTGAAAATAATGGTGTTCCCATTTCAGATGAACAATTCTCAAAAATTGAATGGCAATTGATAGAAAGGGGTTGTGAAAACGAAAGATTTGCACGGGTAGCAATCCAGGCAACTGCCTGGGATAACAAATACAATCCGATAAAAGAATACCTTTCAAGACTTGCTTATGATGGGGGACATTATTTTGATCAACTTATAAGTTGTTTTGATAATCCAGATCATTTATTTGCCACATATTTGCGCAAATGGATGCTGGGAGCAGTAGCAAAAGTTATTCAAGGTTCACAAAATAAAATGCTTGTTCTTGATGGCCCACAAGGTATAGGGAAATCAAAATTTGTTGAATGGTTATGTTCCGGTCTTCCAAGTTATTTTAATGATGGTAGTTTAGATGTAGAAAGCAATGATACACGAATACGGCTTACACAAAAATGGATATGGGAAGTCGGTGAGCTTGGTCATACAATGCGCAAAGCTGATCGAGAAGCGCTAAAAAATATCATTACTCAAAGCACAATGACTTTCCGCCGTCCTTATGGTCATTTTGATAAAACCAAACAGGTATTAACGAGTTTTGTTGGCACAATTAATAATTCTGGTGGTTTCCTCGATGACCCAACGGGCAGCCGGCGTTTTATGGTTTGCGATATTCAAAAAATTGACTGGGAAACATATACCACAGAACTTGATGTAAATAAACTTTGGGGAGAGATATACGCAGCATTTCTTATTGGTGAAGATATTGAATTCACGCCAACTCAATTTGTTCAATCCGAGAAGAATAATCAAAAATACGAGATAACTGATCCAATTGAATTAGTCCTTATTGACCAGTTCGTGATTAAGCCTGGCGATAATACTATGTGGACATCATCAGCTAATTTGATGTACGCAATTCAGGAAAAATTAGGAAAGGGAGGTTCTCAGAAAGCCTTCCAGATGGCATTAGCTGGAACCTGTAAACGCTTGGGCTTGGAAAAAGGCAGGCAATTAGATCAACAAGGATATTACGGAATCAAGGCAAAAATGCCATGATAACTAAAAATTTACACAGAAATCTTGACGTCAACCTCAACTATGAGATTTTAGAGGTTGACGTCAAAAGAATTGACTTAAACCTAATATCTGTCAACCTCGTCAACCTCGTCAACCTTTTTGAAAGAGTTTTTGGATTTTACGTCAACCTCGTCAACCTCGTCAACCTTTTTGGCAAAATTTTCAATTTTAGACGTCAACCTGTCAACCTTAAAACATTAAACTTTTTTTAAATATATATACCTACATTAATATATAGAAGTAGGTTGACAGGTTGACGAGGTTGACGGGACAAATTAGATGATAAATGTCATGTTAGGATAGAAATGAAACTTATTGAAATGGCTTTGACTTGGCTAAACGATGGATATACGACAATTCCGATCCGATATTACTCCAAAAGACCACTGATTGATTGGCTGGAGTATCAAGACAAATTGCCTACTCAGTATGAATTGCTTCAATGGTTCCCGAGCGAAATGAGGAATATTGGCTTAGTGGTTGGCCATGGTTTAGTAGTAATTGATTTCGATATTCAGGATGTGTTTGATTACTGGTATTCGTTGTTTCCAATAAAAACTTACATGGTTAAAACCCGCAGAGGAGTGCATGTATATATCAAAACCGCACAGCAGGCGAAAAATTATCACTCGGAATTGTTAGACATAAAAGCTGAGCGCGGATATGTCTTAATCCCGCCAAGTGTTCATCCCAGTGGATATCAGTACCAAATTCTCCAGCCCCCCCCAATACTGAGTGTAGAAAAGTTGGAAGATGTTTTGCCGGAATGTTTTATTCCCGAACCTGAAAGAGTTTTGGTTGAAAGCGTAGTTTCTCAGTATCAGGGGAATGATCCCTGGGCGATTGCGGATAGTGCGGTTGATATTGACAGCAGCCTGATACATAAGATTCGGGGAGAAATTTCTATTCTTAGCTTTTTGGCAAATGCCGAACCTTCTTCCCGTGATGGCCGGTGGTATGTAGCATTATGTCCATTTCACGAGGATCACACGCCAAGTTTTTGGATTGATACTCAGCGTGGTCTTTGCGGCTGCCGAAAATGTAATATCAAGGAGATGGATGTTTTGAATCTCTATGCGCGTCTGAACAATATCTCGAATCAAGAAGCAATTATTCAGTTGGCGAATCGGTGAACAAAGTTAAAGGTATTAAAAGGTGGTAATCGAAACAGTTCCTTCCCGATACATAACCTGTGTTCATTGTGGCGCAATTATAGGACGTTTGTCACCTGATAATTATAGGATTTATATTTTTGCACAACCTGCGATCAGGTATAGGCATAATTTAGTTTACCGGCGAGTGGTGGCAATGGTAATTGATGGTGATGTTCGATGCGGGATATGTGGTACGTGGCAAGCGTGGGGATAGCTGAGGCATTCTATCCAGTACAAATGGGTTTGAAAAGCTGTGATTATTGGATTATAATAAGGTTAGTTGAATAGCGTTGCCGGTATATCCGGTATATCGAGTCAAACGCCTCGATGTTGGCCTGCAAAGGTTGATATCGGGGCATTTTTATTTTTTGAGAAGGAGTGGAAAATGGAATTCGATGTTAAAGTTTTGGGTGTGGTAATTGGCTTTATGGTGTTAGCAAATCGCCTGGTGGCTATGCTGGTTGTCCCGCTGTTTGAAAAATACGGGTTGGATAAATTTTGGATTATGTATGTGGCCTGGGTCGTTTCTGGAATTTTTGTCACATTCACCCAGGTGAATCTATTTACTGTGTTTATTCCAAATCCAGTTATCGGTATGGTGCTGACTGCAATTGTTGCCGGTGGGGGTGCAAATCTGTTACATGATCTTACCGATTCTAATGGCGCCGGCCTTTGAATATGGATGGATCGTTGACAGTGATTCCAGAACCTGCCTGGGTGCAGGCAGTATTTGTTGTGTTGTTTATTTTTTTTGTCATTGCCTTGCTCAATTGGTTTTCGAAACAGCAGGACAAGTGGCAAAAGTTTATTCAGGAGCGGGATATTCAATACCAGACTTGGATGGATAAAGGCGAATGCCGAACCGCAGAACAGCTTGGTACGGTTGCCAAAACATTGCAGCAGTTATCCGAGAAGCTGGATGCTCACGATGACAAAGTAGATCAGCGGATCAACAATATCAAACCTTTGACAAAGCAGAAAAAATAAATCTAAGACATGATAACCGACGAGCGAATGCCTTGGGATCAACAAGAAGGAGAGCCTAACCGCTGGTTTCAGCGGTTTAATGTGTTTCGTCTTCTAGGTCCTGCTCGTTCGGTGTTGGCTACTGCAAATGCTGAAAGGAGCAGATTAGGAAAACAGACAAAAAATGCTGTTTCTCACCATTGGCAAGAGGCGGCTAAAACATGGCAATGGCGTAAACGAGCAGAAGCATGGGATAGGTATCTTATTGATCAAGCGCAGGATGAGATTGAAGCTAAATGGCGTGAGCAGATTATGGGTGAGGTTGAACTTCTTGCCAGGCTATCACAAATGGCAAGAGGAAGTATTGATGATTTTGTTGTGATTGGGACGGATGGGCACATAGAAAATATCAATCGAGCCAAGTTGAATAAGCAAGGGCATTTGGTCAAAAAGATTTCATCAAGCAAGGGTAGAACAGAGTCTATTGGGATTGAGCTGCATGATCCGCAGGGCGCCATGCAAATGTTGGGAAAACACTTGAAGTTGTTTACCGAAAGTGACCGTGACCGGGCCGAGACTAGCATTAGTAACTTTATGCTTCCGGCAGATGTCATTGCTCCTCAATTTCTGGCAACTTATCGGGATATCCGAGACCACCGCCATACTGAGTATGTGCTCTATGGGGGGCGCGGTTCAACGAAATCGAGTTTCGCATCATTGGTCATTATCTATTTGCTAGTTAATAATCCTCAGATGCACACACTGGCCTTGCGGCAGGTGGCTGATACGTTGCGCGATAGTGTCTATTCGCAGATAACCTGGGCGATCAGTGAGCTTGGTTTATCGGATAAATTCAAAGCGACTGTTTCGCCGATGGAAATTACCTATCTGCCAACTGGTCAAAAAATTTACTTTCGGGGGGCGGATAATCCAGAAAAGATAAAGAGCATCAAGCCGCCCTTTGGTTCCATCTCAATTCTTTGGTTTGAGGAAACCAGTGAATTCCATGGTGAAGAAGCCATTCGCAATATCACTCAGAGCGCTATTCGCGGTACTGATCTGGCGTACATTTTCAAGACTTACAACCCACCACGTACGTCGGGTAACTGGATCAATAAATATGTACTGATTCCAAAAGATACTCAGTATCAGCACAGGAGTGATTATCGGACTGTTCCCGTCGAATGGCTTGGACAGGTTTTTATTGATGAAGCTGAGCATTTGAAAGAAGTTAATCCGGATGCCTATAACCACGAATATCTTGGTGAAGTGAACGGTTTGGGTGATCAGGTTTTCACCAATGTGCAACTTCGAAAAATTACAGATGAGGAAATTTCACAATTTGATCACGTTCTTCATGGATTGGATTTTGGCTTTTATCCTCACCCGGCACACTATTCTCGCTGTCACTATGATGCTGCTCGGCTAACGCTGTATATCTTTGGGGAGATGCGCAAGTGGAAGACTTCCAATCGTGATATGTACGACGCTTTGGTTGAATATGGATTGTTGCCTGATGACTTGCTAATTTGTGATAGTGAAGATCCAAAATCAATTGCAGATTACAGGGAATATGGCGCGAGTGCGCGTGGTGCCGAGAAGGGACCTGGTTCAAGAAAATATTCGATGAAGTGGCTTCAGTCGCTCAAGACCATAATAATCGATCCAGAACGTTGCCCCCACACCGCTACTGAGTTTACCGATTATGCCTATTTGCGCACAAAAGACGGAGAAATCATCGAGGATTACCCGGATGAGGGCGATGACGCGATTTCAGCGACCAGGTATTCCACGAATCTGATCTGGCGCCGAAGGGGTCAATAATGTTTACAAGAGTTCTCCAATGGATTCGGGAGGTATTTAGAAAGATGATCGGAAAATCGTCAATTAAACAGGCCGTGGGCGTCGAGCCGATGATCAGCGCGCCTATGGCAGAAGTGATTCAATTATGGTCGCAGATGTACGAAGGTAAAGCTCCATGGCTGAATGCGACCGTGAAGAGCCTGAACCTGGCGGCAGCGATCGCGGCAGAGATTGCCAGTATGATTACTATCGAGATGAAAGTTGCTATTGATGGTAGCGTACGAGGGAAGTATCTTCAGGAGCAATTTGACAAGATCGTATTAGACAAATTGCGGGTATTCGCCGTGGAGTATGGTGTGGCGAAGGGCGGATTAGTTTTTAAGCCATATATTGAAAATGGTAAATTGGCAGTAGATTTTATCCAGGCCGATCAGTTTTTTCCGGTGCGGTTTGACAGCAACGGTGATTTGTTAGCGGTTGTGTTTGTAGATCAAGAAAAGATCGGGGATAAATACTACACGCGTTTAGAGTTTCACGATTATTCCGATACTCAGTATGTGGTGCGTAATTCGGTCTATCAGAGTAATTCCAGGGATACGCTGGGCTCGCCGGCGTCTTTTGGGTCTGTGTCCAGGTGGGCAGAGTTGGAGCCTGAAGCGATAATCACCGGTGTTGAGCGACCGCTGTTTTCTTATTTTCGTTTCCCATTGGCAAACACGATTGACCCAAGTTCGCCGCTGGGCGTTTCCGGGTACAGCCGGGCAACAGAGCTTATCCGGCAGGCGGATGAGCAATGGTCTAACTTGTTGTGGGAATTCGAAAGTGGCAAGCGGGCAATTTACGTTGATGTATTGGCATTCAAAAAAGATGGCGATGGAAATCCAACTCTGCCCCATAAGCGGCTTTATCGAACCCTCAATGCATCTGGCAATGCAAATGATGAGGATTTATTCCACGAATGGAGCCCGGAATTTCGGGAAGCCTCCATACTGAGTGGTTTGGATGCGATCCTGAAAAAGGTTGAATACAACTGCGGTTTGGCTTACGGCACACTGAGCGACCCAAATGTGCAGGCAAAAACGGCTACGGAAATCAAGATCAGCCGGCAGCGTACCTATGTTACGGTAGCTGGTTCGCAAAAGGCATTGCAGACAGCATTGGAAGAGCTGATCTACGCCATGGACGCCTGGGCAACATTAGGAAGCCTGACGCCACGGGGGACATACTCGGTAGTGTTTCAGTGGGATGATTCGGTTGTAGTGGATAAAGACGCCCAGTTCCAGCAGGACATGCGCCTTGTTACTCAGGGATTAATGAGCAAGGTAGAATTCCGAATGAGAAACATGGGGGAGGATGAAACTACAGCGAAGAAGAAAATAGCTGAAGTGCAAACTGAACAGCCAGAAGAAGACAGTTTATTCAAAGGGGCGTAATTGATCCCTTTCGATGAGATTGATTCTCTTGCAGATCCGATCTTGGAGTTATACGAACGATATATCCAATCGGTATTGAATGACATTGCCCGGCGCCTGGCAAAGATGGATATGACCAGTGCGGCAGCCTGGCAGATGCAGCGGTTGATTGAGAGCGGGCAAACGTATGATCAGGCGCTTGCAGAGTTGGCAAAGATCACTGGCCGCAGCGATACTGAACTGCGGAAATTATTCGAAGCTGCGGGTGTGAAATCAATCCAGTTCGATGACATGATCTATAAACGTGTTGGACTGAAACCGTTGCCATTAAATTTGTCACCGGCGATGGCTCAAGTCTTGGCGGCTGGGCTGCGAAAGACTCAGGGTGTTGTACGTAACTTGACCATGACTACGGCGATAGCAGCACAGAATGCGTTTATAGATGCTGCTGATTTGGCTTATCTTCAGGTTTCATCTGGAGCATTTGATTATATTTCTGCAATCCGAAATGCAGTCAAAGAAATGACAAGTAAAGGATTGTCTGTTATTCAGTATTCTGGACGTAAAGACCAGCTTGATGTAGCTGTTAGAAGAACTGTGTTAACTGGGGTATCTCAAACTGTGGGAAATCTGCAACTGGCCCGGGCTCAAGAAATGGGTTGTGATCTGGTTGCCGTCAGCGCTCATGTTGGCGCACGTAATGTTGGTGAAGGACCGGCGAATCATGAGAGTTGGCAGGGGAAGATTTACAGTATTTCCGCCCATGATACTGAGTATGGGAATTTTGTAGAAGTGACTGGTTATGGTACGGTAGTTGGGCTTCACGGAATAAATTGTCGTCATAGCTTTTACCCATTCTATAAAGGTATTTCCGAGACTGCCTACACTCAGGCTGAACTTGATAGCTATGCTGATAAAACCGTTATTTACAACGGCAAAGAAATGTCAGTTTATGAAGCTACTCAGTATCAGCGGGGGATTGAGCGCAAAATCCGGCACTGGAAGCGGCAGGAAGAGGCATTGAAGGCGGCTGAGCTGGATACTGAGTATGAAACGGGTAAGGTACGTCAATGGCAGGGGGAAATGCGGAAATTCGTGAAAGAAACAGAGTTGATCCGACAACGAGAGCGTGAACAAATTGTTTCAATTTTCCCTAAAACAATACATGCCCAGAAAAGCAAAAGGTTAGATTTATATTCAGAGGATAATTATTCTTTAGGTCTCTCAGCAGATTTGAGGTCGTTATATTCTTCTGGAGATGAAGTGCATCCTTATCTTCGAAGTGAAGATACTCAAATAAGCTCATTTCTAAAAATCCACATTAAAAAAGATCATCCAGAAAGAATTGATTGGATTACGAATCATCCTAATGAAATTGCATTGACAGTTCAGCAACCTCAAATTGTTGAGAAAACACCGTGGAAAAGGAGGAATGGACACTGGTCACAAACATTTATTAGAGAATTCCCGGAATTGAATGGTTTTTCAGTTGTGGCAGTAAGTTTGGCAACCTTACCAGGAGAAATAGAAAGTGAGTTTCATCAAGTTACATCAATATTTTTTACCAATAAGAAGAAGGATTTCTTTGATAAAGATAATAATTTGAAAAAGCGTTGGTTATTTGTAAAATAAAAAAACTGGCCGAAGCCAGTTTCAGTTCCGTACGCAGACTCCATCCTGCATCTCTAATCAATGCGCTTTCACGCAAGGGCGTGGGGGGAGACTTCCCACCTCAGAACCTAAAAATATTATACAACTTTTTTGAAAAATATGCTATACTGTTATTAACAACTGAATAGCTTGACCGGCATGAACCGGTAACTTTCGGGAAACAAGCCCCGCATATTCTTCCAGACTGGGAGGGATTGCGGGGTTTTCGTTTTTAATCGTTATCTGCCAAACGTAAAAGGGGCAGCAACTAAGAGGCGCAACCTCGTAAAAAAGCGTAGGACCGGATAAAGGAGAACAGGAATCATGAAACGGGAAGATTTGGAAAAGATCGAAGGACTGAGCAAGGAAGCGATTGATAAGATCATGGCTCTGCACGGTCAGGATATTGAAGGTCACAAGGCCAAGCTGGGCGCTCTGCAAACCGAGTTAGACGGCGTGAAAACGCAGTTGGTTGAAGCTGGCAAGCAGATCGAAAGCTTCAAGAGCATGGACATCGAAGGCGTGAAGAAATCCGCTGACGAGTGGAAAGCCAAAGCCGAACAGGCTGAACAGACCGCGCAAGCGGAGCTAGCAAAGCTGAAATTCGATCATGCGCTTGATGGTGCATTGACCGGTGCGAAGGCTAAAAATGCCAAAGCCGTGCGCGCCCTCCTTGATACTGAGTTACTAAAACTCAACGATGCAGATGGCTCAATTATCGGCCTGGAAGACCAGCTCAAGAAAGTCAAAGAATCTAATGATTACTTGTTCGAAGGCGAAAAACCTGACCTCAAGATTATTGCGGGCGGGCAACACAAATCAGTATTAACAGACCCGATTCTTGCGGCTGCACGCCGCGCGGCGGGCTTACCAGAACAAAAGGAGTAATGACAAATGGCGAATTCTATCGCTTTAGTAACTACTTTCAAGGCAATTCTTGACGAAGTGTACAAGATGTTAAGCCGGACTTCTATAATGGATTCCCAGGTGATGACAGTCGGCTTTGAAGGTTCAAATGCAGTAAAAGTTTTCAAAACCTCATTGGTTGGGTTGGGCAATTACAGCCGGAGTACCGGTTTTCCTGCTGGTGATGTGACCGGCACATGGGAGACTATGACCCTGGCACAGGACCGTGGCCGTGCCTTCACAATTGATCGCATGGATGACGAAGAGACCCTGGGAATGGCTTTTGGGACATTGGTCGGCGAGTTTTACCGCACCAAAGTTGTGCCAGAAATTGACGCATACCGGTTTAGCAAGTATGCAAGCTGGTCAGGTATCACTGAAGTTGGAACTCCAGCCACTTTGGACAAAAACAGCATTTTAGCCGCGATTGACGCGGCGAAAGCTTCTTTGGACGAGGCAGAGGTGCCGGAAGAAGGGCGAATTCTGTATCTATCTGCAACTTGTGCAGATTATTTAGAGAGTGTATTAAATCGCACTCTGGCAAACGACAGTGTCTTTGACCGGCGGGTTAGTTCATTGGACGGTGTGCGCGTAGTTAAAGTTCCTCAGACACGTTTCTACAAAGGGATCACTTTGGACGCGGGGAATACTCCCAGTGCTGGTGGGTACGCAAAAACTGTAAATACTGGACGGGATATCAACTTCCTTCTGATGCACCCAAGTGCGGTTGTACAACCTATCAAGTTTGAAATCACCAAGGTTTTTGAACCGGATGTAAATCAAACTACTGACGGCTGGTTGGTACAGAGCCGTCTTTACCATGACGCATTCGTTCAGGACAACAAAGTTGCTGGAATCTACTCGCATATCAAAGCGTCATAGAGGAGTTTGTAATGATCAAACTTTATAAAGACGGTATCACTGTTGAAGTAGCTTTTCCCAACGATGCAGTATGGATGAAAGCGGCTGGTTACGTTGAAGTGAAAATGGAAGAGCTGAAAGCAGAAGAGCCAAAAGCGGAAAAACTGAAGGCGGAAAAACCGAAAGAGGGTGAAAAATGAGCCAACTGAAATCAATTTTTGGTGCAGGCTGGTTGAAAGATATTTCTGATAACTTCGCAGCTTTGGCTCCACTGGATACGGCTTATGGCAATGGAGTGCGTAGAACTGCAAGAGCGGTGTTTGATACCGCTACTGCCGCGAACAAAGGAATTGGCGCTCATGGCACGGGAGTTTATATCCCGGCAAATGCGATCATCATTGGCGGGGTGGTTGAAGTCAACACCACCTTCGCCGATGGAGCTGATGACAGTGCTACCATTGCGATCAGCGTGAAATCAGCCAATGACATCATCACCGCGACGGCGATATCATCGGGAACAAGTTGGGACGCTGGATTGCACGCCATTACTCCAAAAAACAACACGCCCGAAAGCACGGGAATTAAACTGGCAACAGCCAAAGAGATCACCGTTACTGTGGCTGTCAAAGCCCTCACCGCCGGGAAGATGAACATCTACCTGGATTATTACGAAGGAGATGCAACCGCATGAGTGCAACTGTTTTAGGACAAGGTGCTGACTGGCTGGGTAAACTGCCCGCCGTTGGCGTATACACTGCCACTTCTGCTGAAGCGTCCGCGGATGCTGCGGCTATTTCCACCGGAAAAGCAAATGCAACCGGTTTTATCGTGCAGATCTATCGTTCTGGCGTGCTGGTTGGTGGTGATGCTGCTGTTTCGATCAGCGAAGGTGTTTTGACTGTTGCGGATGGCAGTACTTATTCAGTCACCGCATCTGATGTGATCAACTGGATCGTTTTCTAAACTTTTCGAAGGGAGGTGATTCTCTCTGAAAGGAATTGATGTCGATGCCCGCATATACTGATCATTCGTTCTATACGACGACTTATCTGGGAACTACGCTTACTAGTACTGAGTTCCCCAGGTTGGCATTGCGGGCATCGGCGATTGTTGACCAGGTGACGTTTGGTCGGGCAGTGGGAATTGTCGAAGCTGGCACTGATACCGACACGATTGAAAAAATAAAACTTGCCACGTGCGGCATTGCTGAACTCGTGAAACAACTGGATAAAGTTGAAAGTGGTGGAGCTGGTGAGATTGCAAGTGAGCGGGTTGGCAACCACTCAGTATCGTATGTCCAGAATGCAACATCACAAATGTCTGATGACGAAAAACTATCCAGAGTGGCAAAGATTTACTTGTGGGATACGGATTTGATGTATCAGGGAATTACTAGTCCATGAAAACCCCGCATGATATGACGATCTACCACAAGAGCGTTGCTAGTGGCGCAGAAAGTTGGGCCCGGGAGCAGGTGAAAAAAGTGTTCTGGGAGAACCGCAAGGCAGCTAATATCATCAAATCCGGCCTGCTAGAAGCCGACAGTGTCGCCGTGTATGTACCATTCACCACCGCCATATTGAGCATCAAGCCTGGCGACGTGTTGGTGAAGGGATTGGTCAGTGATGTTATTGGTCCCGGCTTCACTATTTCAGCTTTGAAGAAAAAATATGCTGATGTTGTTATCGTCCGAAGTGTTGATACTATGGACTATGGTAGCGCGGCACTCAGACATGTGCAGATTGGTGCATCATGAGTGAACCGAAGATTGAAACGCCGCGAGGGTCAATCATTATTACATCTGGCGGAAAGGCTGAATTACGCTGGAACCTCAATTTCCAGTCAAAGTGGCAAGGACGTTATGCTCGTGCTCAGCAGTGGCTTGACAACGAAGTTTTGGCAAACTGTGAACCATTTGTGCCTTTGCGAACGGGGATGCTGATCAAATCCGGTATTTTGGGCACAGACGTTGGCAGCGGGAAAGTGTCCTGGATCGCACCCTATGCAAAAGCTCAATATTATGGGAAGCGCAAGCCAGGCAGTGTAACGGGTCCATTACGCGGGCCGTTTTGGTTTGAGCGTGCAAAGGCCATTCACAAACGCCATTGGATTGAGGGCGCGCGTAGACTCGCCGGAGGCGGCAATAAATGAGTATTATCAGCGCCATTAGAACCTATCTCAAAACGTATACCGGTCTGAAAACCGGAGCGCCGGTGTGGGTGGATTATCTTGGACCCATCCCCACCGAATATGCTGTCATCCCTCTTGCCGGAGAGAAGATTATCGAAAAATATCTCAATGGCGGGAGCTTGCGAGAGTATCCATTTGCATTTCAGAGCATGGAAAGCACGGCCGATGATTTAGAACGGCTGGAAACACAGGGCTTTTATGAAAGCTTTTCAGACTGGCTAGAGACACAAACGGAAGCAGAAACGTTACCCTCTCTTGGGGATAAAAAGCAGGCCACTGCCATTAAAGCCCTGGGCTGGGCATATTTGTACGAGCAGGGACAATCAGACACTGGTATTTACCAGGTGCAGTGTAAATTAGTTTATGAACAGGAGCCATAAAAAATGACCGTATCTACTGTAAAACGAAGTCAGTTTAAAGCGTTTTTGAACATCTTGCCGTCCGGATCGGCGAGCTATAAGCTGGTTGGAGATGGAATTACCACCGGGGTAATCAATTACAATCCGCAAACGTTGGAGGAAACGTATATCCACCAAGACAGCGGGTCAACTGAAATTGAGAGCTACCGTCCCAACTTCCCCATCGAAGCCACCGCAAAAGCTGGGGATGATGTGTTCGATTTCATTGATGATTTGCGCCAAGCACGCGCCGTACTGGACGATGCCAAGACCGATGTCGTTTTGGTTTATCTGTATGAAGCGCCCGTTTTGGGCGAGTATCCCGCTGAAAAACAAAATGTCTCGATCCAGATAGATTCCTTTGGCGGTGATGGTGGCGCGAGCGCCAAAATCAATTACACGATCAATTTCATCGGCGACCCCGTTTTGGGTACATTCAATCCGACCACGTTGGCGTTTACCCCAAACCCTTAGCCGCGCGCCTTTCCACGCTGACGATTGGCGCGCTGACACTGAACCCGGCTTTCAGCGGCTCGTGGCTGTGGTATACAGCCGAAACAGTTAATGCCTCAGATATTATCACGGCGGTAGCAGAAGATGGCGGGGCAGTTATTACCATTGATGTTGACGGCACACCAGTCGTAAATGGCGAGGCTGCTACCTGGGTGGAAGGACTGAATACTGTCAGCATTGAGGTAGATGCGGGTACAGAGGTCGCGACCTATCAGGTACAAATAACATACACTGCACCCTAATTTATAGCCCCGCTCAATCAACCGGGCGGGGTTTTTTGAAAGGTGATTATGGATAGTATCCGAATTGATACCGGAATAAAGCGAATTGCAATCAATGATGATCCTAATCGGATTATTGAATTTAACCCCTCGGACGTGGTTTTCGCCGAGAAGTTTTACCAGTTGATAAAAGACTTTGAGATCAAACAAGCGGATTATGAGAAGCGCGCTAAAGCGCTGGACGAACAAAAGGACGTAGACGCGAACGGCATTCCGGTAAACCTTGAAGAGGGTATTGCCCTTCTGCGCGATGTGTGCGAGTTCATGCGAGAAAAGATTGACTACATCTTTGGTAAGGGAACAAGCCAGATGGTGTTTGGCGACGCGCTCAATCTCGAAATGTTTGATCAGTTCTTCACAGGCATTACGCCGTTTATCCAGAAAGCGCGGGACGTGAAGATAAAGAAATACAACCAGGAACTTTCAGGGCGTGTGATGAAATAACGATGAACATTCTTACCGAACAATTACCCAGCGCCGTTGAAATAGCCGGTCGGGAATACCCAATTAATACCGACTTTCGAACGTGTGTGAAAGTCATTTTAGCTTTCGAGGACCCGGAACTGACAGGACACGAAAAACAGGTGGTGTTGCTCAATAATCTATACGATCAGATACCGGACGATGTGGCAGGCGCTATCTCAATGGCAATGAAGTTTCTGAACGGCGGTGAGGATGCCCCCCCTGATACTGAGTACCAACCGAGGGTGTATAGCTTTGCCAAAGATGCTAACTTTATTTTTGCCGCCTTCAAGCAAACACATGGTGTTGACCTGGAAACGGCTCAATTGCATTGGTGGAAATTTCTTGCGTTGTTTATGGATTTGGGTTCAGAAACAACATTTTGCAATCTGGTGTCTCTTCGCAAACGCGTCAAAACCGGCAAGGCCAGTAAAGAAGAGCGTCAAGCCGCACGAGAAATGGGCGACCTGTTTGATATTCCCGAACCGGATAACCGAACTTTGGAAGAGAAAGAACAAGAGAATGAATTTATGCAATTGATCGGAGGTAGATAATGGCAGCTGGTTATGATGGATCAGTACACGTAGATTCTAGAATAGACACAAAGGGCTTCAACGACGGTATCAAACGAATGCGTTTAGGCATGAAGAGCACTCTGCTTGCCATTGCGGTCGACGTGATGCGTGTTTCGGTCGTCGTTGCAAAAGTTGTGGAGGCGGTAATTAGAGTTGTTATGGCAATGGGCGTAGCACTAGTTGGCGTTGCCGCAGCGGTTGTACTTCTGGGTATTCGGCTTTTCAAGATGCTCTCAGATTCAATCAGTCAAACATCGGCGTATTACTCTATGGTCGAGCAACTGAAAGGTGGATTTAATAACCTCAAAGGTGCCTTTTTGGGCGCATTCGGAACATTACTGCACGCGGCCTTACCCGCAATCTTAACTGTAATCAATTGGTTGACCAGATTGATCAACCTAACAGCTCAATTTATCGCTATGCTTACTGGTCAAAAGACCTACATGAAATATATAGAGGGTAGCGCAGAAGCAACGGCAAAAGCCACTGGCACCGCCGCCAAGAATACTGAGAAACAAGCGAAAGCGGCGAAAGGAGCGTTAGCCGCTTTTGACGAAATCAACGTACTGCAAACTGAGACCGCCGACGAAACGGCGGATCTTGGTGATGTTGGTGGAGGCGGTGCGGCTGGTGGGGGTCCGATGCAATTTGAGGCCGCGCCAGTAGAAGCTGAAGTGGGTGCTTTTGCAGGGCGCATAACGGAAATATGGGAAGGTATAAAAAATAAATTCAACGAAATATGGCAATCAATTATGGATTTCCTCGAACCATTACGAGAGCCACTTAAAGAATTAGAGGACGCTTTTAAGCGATGGGGGAGTGCGGTATGGGATGCACTGAAGCCGGTATGGGATTGGTTGGTAGAGACGGGTAAAAGTCTTGTTGGAGAATCACTGGAAGGATGGCGCAAACTTGCGATTGACGGTATTGAGTTTCTGACCGAGAAGATAAATGAGCTTGCTAAGTGGGTGGAAGAGAACCCGGAAAAATTCAGAAAATGGGCAATTGCCGCTTTACTCGTTGTCGCTGCGCTGGCTTTGATTCTTGTTCCTGGACTTGCAGTAATTGCACTGATAGCAGGATTGATCCTGATTATCGGTTTACTAGCAGCGAGGTTCAACTCTATTCCCGAAATACTTAACGAAGCTTTGCGGTCTGCAATGATGTTGCTCGCTATTTTCGGTGCATGGATATTGATCAATATCATCAACCCGATTAAGGAAGCATTTAGAGACGTTCTAGATTGGATCGGGGAGAAATGGGAAAAAATATTTACGAACGTCAAGAACTTTACCAAGAAAACAATCAACACCATTATTGATTTCATGAATGGCATGATCCGGGCTGTGGCAAGTGGACTGAACGCTGTTATCGGCGGGCTAAACTCCATTCGAGTAACTATCCCATCCTGGATACCAAAGATAGGCGGTAACAGCTGGGGACTCAGTATTTCTACGGTAGATGCGCCGCAGATACCCAGGCTTGCGACCGGCGCGGTTATTCCGCCGAATGCAGAATTTGCAGCGATCTTGGGAGATCAAAAGAGCGGACGAAACATTGAAGCTCCAGAAGGATTGATACGGCAAATTATGCAGGAAGAGCTCGGCAATATCAAAGCAGATGTATCTATTGGCTTTAGCGGTTCGCTTTCGGCACTTGTCCGGGAGTTGAAGCCATACATAGATAAAGAAAACGTGCGTATTGGGAAGAGCTTGGTGGGAAGCAAGATATGATCATCATAGACTCAGTATCATACGATATTCCGGTCTTATCCATTACGCGACGGGCAGATTTTTTGGACAAATTTGCTGAGCGAACAGCGGACGGCAAACTCCACCGCGAATTGATTGGTGTTTATTTTAATTACCAACTCAAGTTCGGATTTACAACGAACATGACAGAGTACCAGTTGCTTTGGAACAAGCTAACCCAAAAGAAAGAATTTCACACAGTTGTTGTTCCAAATTTTGGCGGTACATCTTACACCTTCACAGCGTACTTCTCAAATGTAGGTGATGAAATCTTAAGAACTTCCGATACGATTGACTACTGGAAGAACCTGACGGTGAATTTTATTGCCCGGGATCCGGCGTTATGATTACTTATCCGGTTATTCGTATTACTGCGGAAGATGGCAAGGAGTTTGTGTTCGAAGATACAGATGTTTTGACATGCAAATTGGTTGAGGAAATAAACCCAGTTGCAATTGAAGTACCCATTAGCACCGTTGAATTTTCTATTTATACGGAAGATACTGGCTTCTCCATGTTTTCCGGGAAGTATTTTCAGCTTTTTAGTCAACGTTTGCCTATTATGTTGTACCAACGCATTATAGAAGATGGAGGATATACACGGGATGTATTTATAGGCAGGTTTTATATCCAAAAATGGGAGAATACTGGCAAATTTATTTACCATTGTATTGGAGTAGATATTCTTGGCTTACTCGACTCCACACCATTTGACGGGCAATTCTGGGAGACCGAAACAACTCTTTCGGTAGCAGCCAATGATGTTTTAAATTCAATCGGCGTTACCCCGTATATTGATCCGGAGGTTGCGGCAAAACCTATCAAGGGTTGGATTGCACCTGGAACATATCGTGAAGCAGTACAACAACTGTGTTTTGCCACGATGACAACGGCTTCAACTGCCAGAAAACAAACGTTAAATATATTGGAGTATAAGCCGCTTCCCCCGGCACTGATATTTGAGGATTTGGAAGAACATGGGGTTGTTTTTGTCCCGGATTCTCAAAAGAATATGAACGACACGATTGAATTATTACCTCTAGCTACTGAGATTGAATTGGTATCTCACAACTATCTCGCTGGGGATACACCAGAGAATATTTTTGATGAAAACCTCGAGGCCGGTTCGCATAAGATTATTTTCGAAAAACCTTATTTCAACATAACAGTACTGGGACCGGGATATGAATCTTCCACCCTGATAACCGAAGGAGGGGATTATCTGGTTACAGAAAATGGCAATTATATTGCGGTGAGCGGTGAATTCCTTTTCGGTACAAATGCACTTTATTTGAACCTTGCAGCGCCGGGGCGCGTTACCGTAAGCGGTTATCCGTGGATAGATAGCCAAGTGTCTTATATTGAAAGACAAAATGTCCCGGATGCGTATAATAAAAATGCGGTAATTATCCAAGATGCAACGCTAGTGAACGTTAGTAATGCAAACTCAGTATTGACGACACTGAAAAAATCTTATGATCAACGGTATGTGCAGAAAACAACTCTTTTTGGTGTTGAACTAGCCGCAGGTAGTAAAGTTCAGTTGTCATCTGGCTTTGGTAAAAATCTTGTTGGTGTCATTAAAAAAGTTGAGATGGACTTAAATGGTGGACATCGGTTAGGAGTTGAAACGCAATCGGTGGAATATGTCATTATCTGGACTATTCGCAAACCACGTACAGGTTTAGCAATTTGCGGCACTGGCATGATGAGACAGAATAGGTATCGGAGGTAGTATGGCGGAACTTGTAAAGCTAACAGATTTGCAGGCATTACTAAGCCCAGCCGGGGATGACGTTATGTTGATTACGGACATTAGTGAGCCGTCCGAGACAGATCGTTCAAAGAAAGTTACTGTTAATATCCTAAATCAGGCAATGTCATTGATTGGAGAAATACAAACGTCAAGTAATCGAACGTTGGAATTAGCTGATGCAGGGAAGATCATTGCACTAACCGGCACGAATACAAGAACTTTCACCATCCCGAATAATAGCACCGTTGCATTTCCAGTCGGAACGACGATATCGCTTGTCAAAGACGGGACCGGCAATTTGGTTATCGAGGCGGCAGAGGGCGTTACGATTAAGTCCGAGACTGGATTGATTATTACTGGACAATACGGGTTAGCTACACTAATAAAAGTTGATACAAACGTATGGCGTGCAGGAGGAAGTTTAAGTGCCGCATAACCATTTATTTTTTAGGCTGTCGGCAGGCGGCGGCAGAATAGCTACGCCAAAGGGCGTTATTGTACTTTGGTATGGAACCGCTGAAGAAATACCCGCTGGGTTTAGCCTTTATTCGACAGCTGAAAATTTATTTATTCGTGGGGCGGCGCAAGGAGAGAAAAACACTACTCCGGTTGGACAAAATACGCACACGCACAATGTGCCGGGGACTGAACTTGCAGGAGCGCATACGCACAATGTCAGTGTTAACACAGGTGTAGCGTCATCTGTAACTCTCCCCGGATACTCAGATGGAGTAGAGGTAGCCAATCCCGGACATACGCACGCCATTAGCGGTATTACTGCAGAAGTCAGTGGGCATTCTCATGCGACACCAACTTCCAATAATGCTTCGCATTTACCACCCTATCTGCGGTTATATTACATCCGGCAGGTGCAAGTATCAGATCTGCCAGTTAAATCCATCATTATGATGGCAGTTGAACCGGACGATCTAGGAGAGGGTTGGGTATTATGTGATGGAACGAACGGCACGCCTGATCTTCGAGATAAATTTGTTTATGCCGCTTCATCGAATGGTGAAGTTGGACTTACCGGAGGCAACAACTCACATTCCCATGTAATGGGGGATACGGAAGCAGCTGGCAGCCATAGTCATGTATTTACAGGCGGTACACAAGGTAATGGTTGGGCAGCTAGTGGAAAATCACATGGCGGAAGCGGAAATGTTTTATCTGTTGTTTCTCATGCCCATTCGTTTAGTACAACAACGAGTAGTATAGCCAATCACACTCACTCAATGGGAGGGCTAAACTCAAAAGAGGTTTTGCCTCCTTACGCAAAACTGTACTATTTCATGAGGGCATCATGAGTTTGCCCATTGGAACAGTTGTTCTTTGGGATAATGATGTTATCCCGGTTGGTTGGCATTTGTGTGATGGAACGAATGGTACACCAGACTTGCGCGGGAAGTTTGTTATGGGCGCAGCGGATAGTTTAGATTTACTCGAAACTGGAGGAGTGGAAACACACAATCATATAGCGGCGGATACCTCCATTGTTGCAAAACACAATCATTCTGTTGCATTTTCAACCGGAGCAGCGGGCGGAGATGATGAGGAAACAGATTCTGGTGGTGGTGTATCAAGTGTACGATTATCACATACTCACTATGTTAGCGGAAACACACAGGACAACGCAGATCATAAGCATACTATCGGGAATTCCGGGTCCTCCTCAAACCTTCCGGCGCACATAAAACTCTATTTCATCATGAAAACAGAGTAGAAATGAGGAAATATGGCTAAGCTATATACAAAAAACACATGGACTGATGAGATTTTGGCGGGCGATGAGCTATATACAATCGCACAAAGTGATGATACGCCAATTAACGAAAATGTGAAAATTAGTTTGTCTACAGCCGTAACAACTGCTGGCACTACAGTAAGTGCTGAAAAAATGAATAATATCGAAAATGGTATTGATGCTATTGATAATCTAGTTGTGGTTATTGACGGTGAAGTTGATGCCATAGACAGCAGAGTTGATAACCTTGAAAGCACAATTGAGACAGCAGTTACAGGAAAGCATACAGAAACATTAAGCAGCAACTTGGTGCTTTTGGACACCGATCCAATTGTGCAATTCCTCGATCCCGGCGCGGCGGATAGAACAATCACACTGCCGGATGTAAGCGCGAATAATCACGCCTATATCATTTCAAATACCAGTGGCAGCGACAAGGTTTTAACTGTAAATGATGAAAGCGCAGTTGAAGTTGGTGTGGTAGTCGCTGGGGAAACAAAACATTTTGTAAGCGACGGTGCAGTATGGCGGCAATTGACCACCGGAAGCGCCGGGAGCGGCGGCGGGGATGTTCTGGAAGTACAGGTATTCAGCTAGGAGGTAATAAATGGCAGCTTTTTCAAAATTAAAATTATCAGGCTCTACAGACGGTAAGCAAATCAAAATTGCGGCAACAGCAACACCAGGAACAACGATCCATACTGCTGTTTCCGGAACAAGTGATTATGATGAAATCTGGCTGTATGTCACCAATAATCATACGTCGGCCTTAGCCCTGACAATCGAGTTTGGAGGTACAGCCTCACCGGATGACCTGATTCAGCAGAGTATCCCGGCAAAGACAGGATTGTATCTGATTGTTCCAGGACTGGTCTTGCAGAACGGCGCAGTGGTGAAGGCGTTTGGGGCAAGCGCAAACCTGCTTTGTATTTCGGGCTGGGTCAACAGGATAACCGCATGAGCACTACAAACGCCAAACGAACAAGGGTAAGAGCACCAGGAGCGATTGATGATGTTCTTGCAGGTCAAACTGTTTTTGATATTGAGTATTTGGTAGTTGCAGGCGGTGGAAGTGCAGGGTGTACTTATAGTGGTTCATCTACTACCGGAGGGGGAGGAGGTGCAGGAGGTTATCTAGCGGGGACGACGCAACTGGTTAAAGGCGTTGAGTATACCGTTACGGTGGGTGCTGGAGGGGCAGCCAAAACAGCATCGTTCCAGGATGGCAATCCTGGTGGTAATTCCGCTTTAGGGGATATTGAAGCCACAGGCGGTGGATATGGCGGTGGAGGAAATGGCGGAGGGGCAGGTAATAACGGCGGTCCCGGCGGCTCGGGAGGTGGTGGTGGAACAAGCCCACCAAGTACGGTTACATCCGGTGGAAGCGGTACGTCAGGTCAAGGCTATGATGGAGCAGGGGCAAATCCATATCCGAATATTGTAGCTGGTAAAGGTGGTGGTTCGTCCCAAACCGGAGCGGATGGAGGTGCGGGTACTGTAAACGATATTACAGGTGCGAATGTCACTTATGCCGCTGGTGGTGCTGGGTCTGGAGGTGGTAATGGGGCGGCAAATACTGGCAACGGCGGTAATGGATTGAATAACGGCGCTGGAGGCGCCGGAGGTTCTGGTGTAGTAATTATCAGAATTTTGACCGATGATTATTCCGGAACGACAACTGGATCCCCAACTGTCACAACAGATGGCAGTTATACGGTCGTGAAATTTACAGCGAGCGGGAGTTATACGGCATGAGTACAACAAACGCAAATGGCGGCGGGGGTGGTGGTTCTGGGGGCGGCTGCGTGGTTGTCATCGTTGATGGCACATACACCAATGGCGGCACAGTAAGGGCTGCTGGCGGCGCTGCTGGAACTGCACCGGGTGCAGGTGGAGGCAACGGTGCTGCCGGTGGTGCTGGTAGTGTCAATGTAGTGCAGGTGTAACTATGACGACAATAATTTTGCATAATCCACATGACGCGGCAAGTAGAAAAATTATTGAAGATGCTTTGAAAGATGATCAAAATATCATGGTAATAGATTGGTACAACCAAGAAGAACGAGAAAAATATTTAAAACTTGGTGGCACGCTCGTTGTTTCGGCATTACCGTCAGTTGTAGTTATGCCAGACAAGGGCAAAGTAGATGCCAACAAAGATATTGTTCGGCTTCCAGAAAATTGGCAGACAGCGAAACAAAAATCTATTGAAATCGAGGCAAAAAGAAAATGACAAAACTTTCGGCTACTTTCCCGATTGGTCTTGTTGTAAACGTAAATCACACATTAGATAAATCTTTGCTAAAAGGAAAGATCGATTTTCTAATGGTTAAGATTGATGGCGTTGGTCAAGAGTATGATCCAAAACTGGAATCACATGTCCAGACTGCCTATGACTTGGATATTCCATGCGGTTTGATGTGTTACATTGATCCGGCGCTAATTGATAAAAACTGGCCGCTTGCCGATTATAGCCGATGGGGAAAGGGTACTGCTGATCCACTTTTCAAAAAGTACATGGGACTAAAAACTAGCAAGCGAAATCATTTTGTCGTTTTGCACTATCACGAATCAAAGTTTTATGAAAATGGATCGTTGATTGATGCGCAATGGTTGACCCGCATTCTCAATTATGAGGCGGAACAATTCCATGAATGGTTTTATGGCCCGGTCAAAGATGTTGCTGTTGCTGATCGTAAAGTAATTGTTTCCACGTCTCCCGATAGCGCAAATTATTTATCTGACCCGGCTACTGGGTTAGTATCTTGGCCGTCTATGTCTGTGGTAGATGGTTTTCCGTATCCAAACTTAACGTGGGATAGTTTCCAGGAAAAATTACTGGAAGTAAATACCCCTGCTGTGTCTCTTACCCCAACGCGCAAGTTTTGGTGGTTTGACCCATATCCTTCACATAATCTTCCGGGTTCTGGAAATGCCGGGTTATGTGCTTTTCTCGGAACGAAAGAGGCATTTTACAACTGGTGTCAATACGTGCCAGTTGGAACTATACCTGTACCTGATCCTGATCCAACGCCCGACCCTGATCCAATCCCCCCTGATACTGAGTATCCAGAGGAATTAATACCATTGCTCCAGGCACAAAATGAAAAACTATCCGCGTTGCTCAGTATGGTGGAGCCAATTTCCGTTTTTTTTGCGAGGTTCCGGTAATGGCTGATAGAACACTGGGAATTGATGTTTCCGCTTGGCAGGATCAAAATTCAACGCCACAAAAGATAAACTGGAACAAAGCTTCTACTAAGGGCGCGAAGTTTACATTCATCCGGGCGGCGTATATCTACCTGAAGGACGAAGATTTTGACTACAATTGGCAGGAAGCCAAAGCCGCCAATATACTGAGGGGAGCATACCATTATCCCAGCTATATGATGGAGCCAACAGCCCAAGCGGAATTTTTCTGGAATATCATCAAAAATGACCGCGGCGAGCTTCCGCCCGTGCTGGATGTGGAGCAAGTGCCGGGAACAAGTTTACCATCCGGGACAAGTTGGTTGATTTGGATACAGCGGTATCTTGACAAACTAGAAGGTTTTTGCAAAAGAAAGCCAATTTTCTACTCCAATCCAAATATCATTCTAAATATTTTGCGAATTGGTGAAGGTCATTGGTTGACTAAGTATCCCTTGTGGATTGCTCATTATGGCGCGGTTGTTCCGATTTATAAACCCTGGCCGAAATGGGATTTTTGGCAATATAGCAGTACCGGTGACGGCCTGGCTTTTGGTATGGAAAGCCTGGGGCTGGATATGAACTGGTTCAACGGCAGCGAAGCCGAGCTGCGGGTCTTTGCGGGTGTGGATGCGGCGCCCGCTCCGGTGGAGGTCACGGACGCGGAGAAGTTACGGCGGCTGTGGGAGGGACATAGGGAATTGTGGTAGAAAAGGAAAGCCCCCCGAAGATGGGGGGCTGTTTAGTTTATTCTTTTGGTCTTCCGGCATTGCTCCGCTGTATCCCTTGTAGGTCTGCTGGCCGGATGAGCCAGACCCGTTGGCCGACTCGCTGCGCTGGCAGCCTGCCGGTTAGAATCATCCGCCGAACCCCACTATCGGTCATCCCCAGGAGTTCGGCAGCTTCAGCGGTGGTTAAAAATCCGGTTGTTCTACTTCTACTTCGACTGCATTTTTGACATGCTCGCCGTCATACGTTAGCAGGAGTTCATCGATTGCCCAGCCAAACTGTTTGGCATCCCTAACCCCGTGCCACTTGCCGCCGATCTTAACGAACCAGGCTGTTGCAACGAAGGTGTCTTTCATGCTCTGAAAGTTGCGGTCTTCCTGGATTTTCTCGCGGCATGTCTTAATCGTTCCGGTGTGTGTTGGTTCGCTTGGCGGCTCTGGTGATTCAGGCGTCCAGGGGCAGTATCCAAATCCTACGATTGTTTTGCGGGTGATGGTGGTTTTCATTTTTGCTCTCCTTTTTTTGTCTGTCTTGTATATATAATATCATGATAACGTGATATTGTCAAGGGGTTTTTGTTTTTCTAATCAAACTCTAATCTAATTTTAATGTTATATTCTAGATGTTTTATTGTCTTTTGGAGTATTTTTTGTAAATCTATGCCTATGGATTGCCCCCGCATACTGAGTAATACCATCCAAATTATCTACTGGCGATGTTCTGCGATGAGCGTCCATAATATCATCATCGTCCAGAGCAATGTAACGCTGAGTCACAACCATTGATGAGTGACCAAGATAGATTTGTATTTCACGGACAGACGCGCCGTTTTTGTGCATCAGGTATCCGCACAGCCGGCGAAAGTCATGTAATCCAGGGCATGGAATGTCGGCGTCTTCAGCACGGCGCTTAACTAATAGATGCAAACTATTCCGGTTGAATCTTTCTTCTTCGTCAGTAGCAAATAACGGGGAATTATCGGTTATGTCTCGATTTTTGAGATATCTTCTCAATGCTCGCCGAGCTTTATCGCCAAAGCGTACGATTCGAGGTTTATTGCCTTTTCCGGATTTCACCCATACCTGGCCGGTAAGCATATTGACATCAGACACGCTCAAATTACAAAACTCACTTGCCCGGCAGCCACTATCTAAAAGACATTGTAGGATTGCTTTATCTCGTGGGAGTTTACAAACTGATAGAAGCCTTTCATAATCTTCCAGTGGAACACCTTGTTTTGCTTTAACTTGCAACGGCGCGAGTTTGATGAATTCTATTGGATTGCGTTGTTCAGGCTCCATTTCTACCCAATACCATCGGAGGAATGCTTTTATTGCCCGGTAATATATCCACACGCCGCCTGGTTTGTGATCTTGGCGAAGATCAATGAAATATTCTCTGATTTTTTCCGGGGTTATATCATCAAAGTTTACAAAACTCATTTTGGTACACATGCTAACAATGCAACGCTGATAAACCTCAACCGTATATGGTTTTCGTCCCGATGCTCGCAAATACTGAGTATAGGCTTTCAAAGTTACAAAAATAGTCGCGTGTTCTACGGTCAT